TCATGGGGTAGCGGCATCGAACAGCAGAGCGTCGGCTTTCTTGTGCACACGCTTAATCCGCACCTTGTAAACGACGAACAAGCTCTAGCGCGCGATTTGCTCACACAACAAGAACGGCTTAGTTATTCAATAACGCACGATACCGCCATCTTGACGCGGGCCGATTTTTATACTCGCCAACAGGGTCTAGCGATCCAAAAGCAGCACGGGGTTATAAACGCAAATGAGTGGCGGCAAATCGAAGGGCTCAACCCGCGGCAAGACGCGAGCGGGGACGCGTACACGGAAAGCGCAAGCGGTGGAAGCGCCGGCTTCAGTGACGCCAGCGAGCCGCCGGCCGCACGCGTCGATCAAGGCAGAGGCGCCAACGTTCCGCGCCAAATTGGCAGCGGCAGCCGCACCTAACGCGCTTGCCGTCAACGCCGGTTCCGACGTTACCGAAATCGATGTGTACGGCGTCATTGGTGACTACGGCTTGCGCGCCGAAGATTTTAAGCGCGTGCTCGACACGGTTAACACATCGTTAATAATCGTAAACATAAATTCACCCGGCGGCGACGTTTTTGCTGGTATCGCCGCATACAATTTGCTAATCGAACACCCATCCCAGGTGCACGTTAAGGTGCAGGGGCTGGCGGCAAGCGCGGCGAGTTTAATCGCGATGGCCGGCGATAAAATTATTATGGGCGACGGCGCGGTTCTCATGATCCACAACGCATGGTCAATCGCACTTGGTGACAACCGAGAAATGGCGAAAATGGCCCGGCTGTTGGCAAAGATCGACAAGGAACTAGCCGGCGTCTACAGCCAGCGTTCTGGTATTCCGGTTGATGACGTTAAGCAGATGATGGATGAAGAAACATGGTTATCTGCTTCCGACGCCATCGAACAAAATTTTGCGGATGACACGGCGCCGGACACCCCAAAGGACCGCGCCGGATTTGATTTGTCGGCTTTCAAGCATGCCCCCGCGGCATTGCTGAAGCCCAAGAAACAGAAGCGGGCTCTAGCACGCAAGTCCGGCAATGACCGGGATGCGACGGAGTTTAACGACGCCATTAGCGCAATTCGCGATAAAATGGCGGCATTCGCAGCGTAAACCCTGTATAACGGAGTGTTTTAGTATGAGTATGCTACGCAAGCGCCGCATTGACATGGCGCGGCCGGACGGTTGGGCGGTGTATGCCGACGCTAACGCGGCTAATTCGGCGCCGTCACATGCCGACGTTATGGCAACTATTACGTCTCTCAACACAGCGTTCGATGCTTTCAAGGCGAAGAACGATGAAAACATTGCGGAATTGAAGCGCGGCCGCGACGACGTTGTGACGCGCGACCACGTTGACCGCATCAACGCAGACGTTACCAAGTACGGCGACCAGTTGCGCGCCATGCAGGGCCAGATTGCGGCGCTGTTGGTCAACGGGCCGGCGAACGATGACGCGCCGGGCCAGTCGCTTGAAGCGCGCACGCACTCCAAGGCGTTCCGCAATTTTATCAAGCGCGGCGTTGACGCCGGACTGCGGGAACTTGAGATTAAAGCGGCGCTTTCGACCGACAGCGACCCCGACGGCGGCTATACGGTGCCGGTTGAACTTGATACGGCTATCGGCCGCGTCCTTGCTACCGTGTCCGCTATGCGCCGCTTGGCCACGGTCCGCACGCTTGGATCAAGCATCTATCGCAAACTGCACACGCTCGGCGGCGCTACGTCGGGTTGGGTTGGCGAACAAGATAGCCGCCCGACGACGACAAGCCCGACGCTGGCACAGCTTGAGTTTGTGCCTGGCGAAGTGTACGCGAATCCCGCGGCGACACAGACTTTCCTTGATGACACGTTCGTCAACGGCGAGGCCTGGCTTGCTGAAGAACTTGCCATTGCCTTTGCCGAAAAGGAAGGCGACGCCTTCATCAACGGCGACGGCGTCAAGAAGCCCCGCGGCATCTTGCAGTACACCAAGGTTGCTAACTCGTCGTACAGCGCAACGTCGGCAGCCAATTGGGCACGCACCGGCTATATTTTCACGGGCACGTCGGGCGCCTATGTCACTACGTCGGCAACCGCGTCGGGAATGGACAATCTTATCGACTTGACCCATGCGCTTCGCCAGCCGTTCTTGCCCGGCGCACAGTTCCTCATGTCACGGGCCACGCTCGGCACGACGCGCAAAATCCGCGACGAGACTACGGGTCACTACGTCTACGCGCCGGCCAGCGCAACCGAACCCGAAAGCATCTTGGGTTATCCGGTTGAGATTGACGACAACATGCCGGCCATTGCGGCTAACAGTTTCTCTGTTGCCTTTGGCGATTTCCGGCAGGCATACGTTGTTGTTGACCGCATCGGCACCCGCGTGCTTCGCGACCCGTACACCAACAAGCCGTACGTCAATTTCTACACCACCAAGCGCGTCGGCGGCGGCATCCAGAACTTTGAAGCCATTAAGCTCCTGAAGTTCGGTACTTCGTAAGGAAAGCAACCGGCGCCGCTGCACCCGCGGTCGGCGCCGGCACACTTCCCGTCCGTTTTTAAACGACTACGCTAGCTAGGGTTTTCACACATGCAAGATATGCATTCGACTATTTTCGTACAAAAGGTGCTAGGGCCGGTTGTCCTAGCCGCTGACAACACGCCGGCCGCGCTTGACCGGCAAGGGCACGATGCCGTCGAAATTCTTATCGACGTTGGCATCGGCGGCATCACTTTCGACACGACCAACAAGATTGAATTTAAGGTCACGCACAGCGACGACGATTCCACCTATACGAACGTTGCCGACGCGGACATGATTGGCGTTACGGGCATTTCGTCCGGCATCATTAAGTCACTCATTGCCGCGCACGCCGCTGCCGCCGCGTATCGATTTGGCTACCGCGGCAACAAGCGGTACTTGAAGATTCTCGCGGACTTTTCCGGCACGCACGGCACCGGCACGCCAATTTCAATTGACCTTATTCTTGGTTCCGCTTTCGTTGGGGCACTGGCTAACCAAGCCTAACCCCGGCGGTCAAGTAGGTACTACAACTTAAGGCGATCCGCAGATGCTTCTAGCCCGAACAGCAGCGCCGGCCGATCTGGTCAGCATTGCCGACATTAAGGCGCATCTGCGGATCGATCACACGTATGACGACACGACGCTAACGGCTATACAAGCCGTTGTCGGGGACTTCCTGGATGGCCGGAACGGGTACTTGCGCCGGGCGCTGTGCTCGCAAACTTGGCAATGGTCCCTGCCGTGTTTTCCCCCGTCGGGCGAATTGCACTTCCCGCTGCCGCCGTTGCAGTCGATAACGTCAATTCAGTATTACGACACGACCGAAACCCTACAGACGTTTGCGAGTTCGGAATACTACACATACACGCAAGCGCCTGCCGGGTATGTGAAGCTAAAGCAACTAGCGACGTGGCCGGCGACATATGACCGGGATGACGCGGTGCTAGTTACATTCGTCGCGGGGTATGGCGCGTCAAGCGCCGTGCCTATTTCTATCCGGCAAGCCGCGCTTATTCTCGCCGGCAATATGTACGCTAATCGCGGCGACATGGCGCCAGATGACGCCATGAAAGCCATGGACGGAACGTGTCGGGCACTACTGGCGCCACACCGGCTGCAAGAATTTAACCTGGCTCACGAGCGGTATTGGAATGGCTACGGGCACGGGGCTTAAGCGCGAGCGCATCCGCTTTGTCCGGCAAGCCAAGACGCGGCGAGCCGATGGCGGTTACGACGTACTAGACACGACGGTTGCCGAACGTTGGGCGCACGTCCGCCCGGTGCAATCGAATGAGCAAGAGCAATCCGGGCGCATGCGCGGTGCCGTCACGTACATTATTGAGCTAGCGCGCACGGACGGGTTGACGACTGAAGATGCAATAGTGTGGCTAACGCGCGATAGCGTGCGATTGAATATCCGAGAAATCAGGACGGATGGCATGCGCCCAATAGATATGGAAATAGTGGCGCAAAGCGGTGTTGTGCAGTAGGTCATTAACGGAGTTACACAGATATGGCGGATTTAACAGTTACAGCGGCAAGCGTTGCCCCAGGCACCGATGCCACTATCGAACGCAACTACAATGCCGGCGCTACGATTACGGCGGGGCAAACGGTGTACTTAAGCACCACAACAAACACCTGGCTGCTAGCCGATGCTAACTTGTCGCAAGCCGCCGCCGTCCTAGGTGGCGTCGCACTCAACGGTGCGTCATCGGGCCAGCCGCTCGCCGTACTCACCCGCGGCAACCTCAACCCCGGCGCTACGGCAGTCGTCGGCATGGTCTATGTGTTGTCCGGCACTGCCGGCGGCATCGCCCCGGTGGCGGACGGCGTTACCGGCTGGTACACGTCCATTCTCGGGATTGGCACGACGACCAGCAATATCGCCGTAAATATCCAAGTATCCAACGTTGCCAAGCCGTAACGGATGGCTAAGCGATATGTCGGCGGGGCCAGCAAGCTCCGCCGGCAGTTGAAAAAGCTACCGCTTGAATTGCGTGCTGAACTACGCACGACGTTTCACGTTGTCGGCGCGGACATTGCTTCCGAACTAAAGCAGCGAGCGCCGGTTGACGAAGGGTTTTTGAGGACTGCGGCGCACTATAAAGTTTCTAGCGATGGCTTGGGCCTTAACGTCGGGTATTCGCAGTACAAACCCGGCTTTAAGCGTCTTTGGCTTAAGGGGCGGGGCTTTGAAAGCTTGTTTGCAGAGTTCGGGACAAAGCATCACCCGGCGCAACCGTTTATCCGGGCCAGCTTCCGGGCCGGCGTGCGGCGAGCGCTTGACAGTATCGACTATGCAGTGAGCCGCACCATACGCAGCGCGTTGCGCAAGTAGCTAACAGGGCATGCCGTGAGCAATTACGATCTGGAATGGCAAACACGGCTATACACGGTTATTTCCGCGGCCGTGTCGTGCACGGTTGAGGTAACACCGCCGCACGATAAAGCCTTGCCATATGTGCAGATTGGCGAGGCGTCTATGGAAGATTACCCCATCGGGCGCGTCGTGCTGGCAGATGTGCACACGTGGTCGGATGTGGAAGGCAGCCACGAGGTCAAGCAGCTACAAAACATTATCCGCGTTGCACTTCACGGTTTGACTTTTACGGGCGGTGGCTACACGTTTTCGTGCTGCCGTGAACAGGATTGCCGCGTTATTCGTGACATAGATGACGAGACGTGGCATGGAATACAAACCTTTAGAGTATTTGCTAGCTAGTGAACGGAGTTAAATCAAATGGCGGCTAGTTGCGGTGCTGGCATTATCGTCAGCTTTAAGGATGACGCCGGCTCGCCGGCCTATCAGGTTGTTTCCGGGTTGCGCTCGCGGTCTATCGCGTTCAATTCCGAAACGGTTGACGTGACCAATGCCAACAGCACGGGCGCCTGGCGCGAGTTGTTGACGGCGTGCGGCGTCAAAAGCGCGTCCATTAGCGGCGACGGCATCTTTAACGATGATGCCGGCATGGAAGCTATCCGAGACGCGGCGTTTGACGGCACGTTGCGCGATGCCAAGATTTTTATTCCCGGCCTTGGCGAAATGCAAGGATCATTCAAGGTTGCCAATCTCGAATTCGGCGGCGAGTACAACGGCGAAGTTACCGCGTCGTTTTCGCTCGAAAGCAGCGGCGTTATCACGTTCACTTCAGCCTAACCCCAACAGCAGCTAGAGGAATAGCGATTGCGAGGAATTGCTAAGTTTAAGCTAGGCGGCACGGAGCACAATATTCCCGTGCCGCTTGGCGTTGCGGAATCCATTGAAGCGGCAACGGATAAAGGCGTTATGCGCCTTATGCGGGAAGTGTTGCAGCGCGACGCTAAGC